TATTGATATTCATTTTTTACTCTGGTTTTGTTGGCCAAGTTACGTTTGCTAATTGACCATATTCATCAAGTTCTGGAGTTTGTTTCGATGTTATGTCTCTTAATGCTTTTCTATAAGTTTTCCATTTTGCTGTCATTGTAGGTGAATCCGGAAGACCCATCCAGTCAGTAGCAGCTAATTTTTTATTTCTTTCTTTTCGTAAAACTTCTACGGCATGATTATCTCGGAGCTCGTTTAATTTATTTTCAATATCTTTTATATCTGGACAAGAAGAATCATTTTTATCTAACCATTCTAATTGTTCGTCTGCGTCTGATCTTATAACAAACTCCGCATCTGGAACCAATGCCTTAATTGCCGTGCCTACAGTTGGATCACCATTATATCTAGATAAACATAAATTAGGATCTACGTGAATTTTCATCTCTTTATCTCCATAGCCATAGCACAACTCAGGGTATTTTGATGTGGAAAATACATATTTTGTGCAGAGGTACCACATCCCCATGCGTTGTACATTTGTTGATTTGTTGTACCGGGAAAATCAGAATATACTATTTCCCAAGAATCGTTCTCGGCATCTTTCATTTGCATTCCATAATAGGTATCAGCCCATTCACTACCACCCGATTTTTTTAAATTTCTCCAGCTACTGCTATCATAGGCTAATAATTTTACTTTACACCAACCACATTCATTTTGACCAGATATAAACCATTGTAATAATATTTCTGAATTAGAATATTTGGGTGTAATAGTAACTCTTAAGTCTGAATGTGTCTCAGTATAAGTTGTACTAGATATATGAACATGTCCAGATGATGAATAATATCGAGAAGTTACAGTTTGGACAACACTTCCGGCCGGAAATGTACAATTCGACATATCAGCAATTGTTGGATTACTGAGTGAACCCGATGCATTGGTTAAGGTCTTATTCGTTAATGTTTGTGTCCCTGTTGTGGTTACAACACTACTAGATAGATCGGAAACATCTATAGATCCATCAATTACTTTATCTGCATTGATACTATTATCAGCAATATCTTCCGCGCTCAGTACCGATCTAGCCGGTGCTCTACCTATCGTAGACATTTAATCCTCTCGTTTCTCTGTATTAATTTCCCAGAACGATTGTAATTTTGATTTCTTCTGTCGTTCTGTAATAATTTTTCTTTGTTCCTTATTCTTTTTATTCCATTCACGTGCTCTTTCAAGAATGATCTCTTTATTCTTTTGATAATAAACTTTTAATTTTTCTTTTCGTAGCTCATCATTCTTCCACTTCTCAGCAAGGCGATCCTTATTCTTCTGATAGTATTTATTATTAGCTATAGATTTTTTCTCTTTTTTAGTTAATGACATAGTGATAATCCATATTTTGCAATAAAATAAGAGTCAACAATATCACTAACGGGATTTCTTATCTTTTCTGATCTGGGAGTCAACGTTTCTTTAAGATCAACAGGTGTGAGTAATTCATCAACAAAGGCTTCATACATCAATTCTTTATTTGCATTACCTTTTCCTGTAGCAAATTTCTTAATAACTGTAGGAGGTACAGTAGTAAACGTTTGTTCTATTTTATACATCTTGTGTTTTAATATCCCCATATTTTCTGCAATGTTGAGAATTGCATTTCCAGTAGCACCATAGGCATAACCTTCAATAAAGGTTTCATATCCTCTAACTATATTTATAGCCCATTCGGATAACATTTCATGACGCTGCTCTTTTGTTTCCCATTTAGGGTAGGGTTCCGCATGTAAATTTTTATGTAATGAAGAGGGTTTACCTAAATAATAAAAATCTATATTATTATTTTCATATACACATATTGCAGGTGATGTTAAAGAATAATCAATCCCAGCTATCGTCTTCGGATTCTTCACTTTCTTCATCCTCATCTTCATCTAATTCGAAATAATGACCACAAAAAGGACAAGATTCTAATCCTGAAGTATCTTCTGTTAAAATAGTATATTCTTTATCACAACCATCACACAATATATTGATATTGGCGTTTCCATCCTCCCATTCAATATCTATTGGCATTTAACTTTCTTGTTTCTTCCAATTAAATGAATTCTCTTTATCATCATCTAATTCGATTTGTTCTATTAACTCTCTAGGTGAGGGTAATGTTTGAGCTTCCGTGTGATTCCATAACAATTTATCACCAAACCATACCTTAAGGTCTTTGTGTTTGGGTAATCCATCAGTACAGGAAAATGTCTTCTTATCTAATCCTGTATAACTGCTAAGATCATCACGGAGTGTTTCTGCTTCAGTCTTCATTCCGTGAATACTACCATTATATTCAATGTTCCACGGTTTATGTGATATCCGTGAAGAAACCCAAGTTTCTTTATTTAAAACTAATTTTCTTCCCAGACGTATTGAATTTTGCATTTATTTAGTCCATTCTCTGGTTATGTGGATTCTTTGGCCATGCTAACATAGACATAGTTAAATGAAATTTAGTAAAATATATATCATCAATAAAAGTCTCATCTTCCCGTAATCCATCTTCACCAAAAAATGCATCCATGGCATATAATTGTGAAGCATGTAATGTACGCCAATCTTTTCCTAGAGTTTCTGCCATATATTCCTTCCCTTTGTATTATTTAGTTAAATATTAAATAATTTCACAGCTATCACCACTACATGCAACAGTCTGGGCACCTGTGGTAAAGTCTTCATCCTCATATTCAGAAAGTTTAGAATAGTCTATTTTTGGAAACTCTTCTTTCATTTTTTCATAAGTCTTTTTATCAATTTCTTCATAAGGAGCAAGTTGGTAGATGTGATCATCTTTAGGTAGAAAACTTATACCCACCACATCATCAAAATTTTCATATACGAAATGTCCGACCTTAAACCATTCATCAGGTTTCACATAAATTGTGGCCGATACCGTATGTTCTGTATAATTGTGTTTTATCTTTAACCATTGTTTTAATTGAGATATTGCATCAACCTCATGTACCTTTACAGAATTCTCTGGAGCCTTTACAGGAAACTCAACTACCCATGTCATAGCAGTTTCTTCTGGTTGGCCAACTTCTGGTGAAAATTTAACACCTTGATCTTTCATCATTCTATACAATGGATCTGTAGCTGATATTCTTACCCTTCGTATATAATAATCAGCAAATCGTGGATGAAAACCAGAAGAAGAATTTACTAAAATTGATGCGGTACCAGAAGGTTTAGTAGTTGTAATTGCTGCCGATCTTGGTATACCCAATCTTTCGGCATATTCTACATTAATTCCTACAGAATAATCTCTCAATGCTTGTAAGTTCTCTGGTGTCAATATATCGGGATTATCCATTTGACCGGTGAGTGATACACCAAGAAGTCTTTCTTCTTCGGCATTCTTTTTCCAATCAGGACTCAACTCATCTAGTAATGAAAAATCTGTCAATGTTGATTGTATAGTTCCTATTATAGTAGCAACCTTAACTTTCTCCATTAGATCAGGAAGAGTGTCTTCTGCACGTATAACCACTTCGGAGAGATTACAGAACCCCCTTGGTCGTAATATTATTTCACCACATGGGTTAGTAGTCCAATCCTGTCTCTTACGCCTTCTTTTTGGTATTAAACTATTGATAGAATAACGATTGAATATACCACGTTCACCAGTACCACTCTCTGATAATGCTAACCATTCTTTCATGAATTCTATAGAGTTTGGTTTTTCATCATATATGGCACTATTATTACTCATAGCTCTATGGCCATTAGTCATCCAAAATTGTCCTTGTTTTGCATCTCTCATTCCATTGTCGTAAAGGTCTGATAATGTTATAATAGATGATCGTCTAACACCACCAACAACTACAGAATTGGCTATTTTAGTAACAATATCAAATGCGTTCAGAGGACTTAATCTTCTATCTCTATGTGCCTCTACCATGTGTTTTATGAAATGTAATGTCTCCTCTAAAGGTCCCGGCCCAGATGATCTACCACCGAAAGTTTTAAGTCTTGCGCCCTGTGGTCTTAATTTCGATAAATCCCATACTACATCAAATCCATCCCACATTGCCTGACAACATTGTAATGTACCCTCTGACCATCCTTCTTTTGAATCTTTGAATGTTATTTTTTGTTTCTTACCATTTAATTTCTTTACTTTAGGAAGTTTTTCAATATATTTCTTGGAAACATCTATGCCAACTCCGGCACCACTCATCAATAAAAAATAAACTTCTGCGAATGAATGTAATGAATCTATAGGAACGGTTGAACAATTATAAATTGCCACATTATTTACTTCAGCAGGTTTACCTGCAGTCCACATTAATCGCATAGATGGCATCACCTTCATACGATATACATAATCTGTTATTAACTCATAATCTGATTGTTTTAATTTTTTCTTACTTACTTTCTTGAGGAATGATGTTGCTCTTTCGACTGTTTCTTTCCAAGTTTCTCTTCTTTTTAAGTCATCAACCCAACGAGAATATGTCCTCATGTATACAAATTCTGCTAAATCGTTTTCAAACACACCGTTTATGTCTTCGTTCATTTGTTCCTTATTATTTTAATTTTTCTAAAAATTCTTTTGATTCTCTTTCCGACAATCCATATTTGGACATAATCCAACTTCCTTGTAGATTATCTTTTATAATTGCCATTTCTGCTTTTGTGAATGTTTTTGCATCCACTACATAATCTATAAACGCTTCACAACAGATAGGAAATTTAGGTTCTACTAATTTCCACATAGCATTAGCAAACTGTTGAATTTCTTCTTGAGCATGGCTATCACCTCTTAGATGATAAAACTTGAAGAAATTGTTTAAATCTATTTTCCATATAACTTCGGTATAATTGGCCACAGGAAGCACTAAACGTGCCAACTCCCTTGAGAGATCCCAATCTATTAAGTTCTTATAGGCAGTACTAGCACCATCGAAAATTCGATATATTTCCCATTCAATTTCTCCGGGATTACGTAACTCACCTTCTTCTCTACCTTGTTTATTTGTTGTTGATTGGGGTTTTAATTCCTTCCCCTTCGGAAAATAAAAGTCATCTGACATGACAGAGTATCTACCAGAATACTCGTTCAAATTTGCCGTTCTATGACGGACTAACTGGCGCATTACAAAGATGGGTAGTTTAATATGGAACTTGACCTCACACATCTCAAAAGGTGATGTGTGTTTATGTCTCATTAGGTAGCGTATAAGATTACGCGTCTGACTTACCTTTCTTGTTCCTTCACCGTAACTAATTCTTGCTGCGTTTTCTACTTCCTCATCATTACCCATGACATCAAGTAATTTTACAAACCCGTGTTCATGAATTTTTATCTCATTATCGGACATCTCTCCACTTTCTAGCTGCCCAATCTGCTTCTAATCCATTGACTGTATTTTTATTTATAATATTTAGGATTTCATCAGTAGACAGTCCATTATTAATCAAATCATTAATATCTTTGAACTTTTTTAATTCTGGCCAAACCACAACATTCCAACATTTTTCAATGGATTTCATCATCTTTTTTACAGTATGTTTATTTCT